TAGTAGTTTCTTCCACCACCTAATAAGATTATTAGTTTTTTCAGCGGTAAACATTCTATCTGTTAAGGGAGACTCTGAATAGTTTTTTACTTCTATACAGTAATGATTTTTTGCGTGGGGAACATATAGATCCCCTTTTAAATACTCTAGTGCTCCCGAAGAAGGCACTCGCTCAAATTTTAAACCTGTGTATTCACGCAACATATCCCTTACTAGATACTCGCCTCTTGCACCTTTTGCTCTTGAGTCTACCATTATTGTTCTAACCTACTTGTATTTTGATCCTTTACTATTTCTATTTTATTTAGTAGTGGGTGTGTCCATCCATGACTGACCACATAAGTATTTAGGTTTTCTTCCTGAGTTAAAATTTCTACCATCTTCTCTCTACCTAAATCATCTAATACACTAACTACTTCATCTAAAAATAATACGTTAATTCTTGATTTAGAAATACTACTCATTAATTTACGAATTGCTATCAATGTTGCAGTATTGACTCTAGCCAATTCCCCCGAAGATAATACTAGAATATCTACTATTTTACTATTATCAGTTATTTGTACGTTTAATTTGTCATTTGACACTACAAATTCAAGCGTAAATCTACCATCAGAAAACTCAGCTAAATAAGTATTAACTAATTCTTCTAGTTCTTTAACTAAATTTTCTATTTTATATGCTAGTAACCCGTTTGTACTAAAGGCTTTTTTAAGTATTTCTAAGTTAATAAATACTCTGTCGTGCTTGCTTAACTCTGTTGTGCTTGCTTTGAGTTCTGCCTTGAAACTTTCAGTCTGTTCAAGTATGATCTGTATTCGTGTGTTGTCTCTAGTTCGTTTTTCGTTTCCCTTTGCAATAAGCTCCAATTTTCCTTGAGCCTTTTGAATTCTTGTACGAAGGTCTTCGATGCGAAGACTAAGCTTATCACCGTCCACTTGGAGACTTGGTAAGCTATGGTTGATGCGACTATACAAATCTTCCCAATCTTTTTGGATACTAACTTTAGTGTTGTACTCAATGTTGTTAGCTTTAATTCTTTTGATTTCTCTGGATGCGTTGCCACGTTTTTCTGATGACCTCTCTATGTTATCTAATTCAGCTTGTATCAAATTATCTTTAAATTGAGAATCTACTGTCTGTTCACAGGTGGGGCAACTATCTCCTAATTTTTTCATCTTTTCTAATAGTTTATTAGATCCCGCTATAGAAGCCTTAAAGCTGCCTTCTTCAGTTTGTAAAGTGTCATACGATAGTATTTTACTAGCTTTTAGTGCGTGCGCTTCATTAATATTTATCTGCTTAAATAACTCTTGGTAACTATTATTTTTTCTAATAGTTTTGTTTTTTTCCGAAATATTTTCAAATTCTAATAATAAAGAACGCAAAGACTCTTCGTCTTCATCTGTATCAATTTCTAAATTTAACATTGGCAGTATGGTAGTACTTGCCAATTTATTGTCTCTTAACCATTTTTCAATAGTTGCTATAATTGCATTAATCTCAGTGATTTTAGCATTAGCTTCTCTAGATGCTTCTTTGAATATCTCAAACAATACCACATACTCTTCTAGATGTAGTAAGTCAATTAAGAATTTCTTCCTATTAGTATCCGTAGCAGTTAAGAATTGTAAACTACTATTAGTGTTTTGATAAACTAGTTGACTGAATGTTTTGAAATCTATACCTAAGACATCTTGGAGAGTCTTGTAAGTATTTGTAGCGGTATGGCTGGAGATGTCTTCCCCATCTTTTAATAATTTTACTTTTATATTTGCTTTTCTAATAACAATTACTTCATACAAATTGTCTTCTTTAGTAAAGGTTAGATGAATGTCATAACCCTCATTAATATATCTATTAGGAATATCAGCTTTCTTAATTCCTTTAGAGTTCTTGTTATATAATACTTCTTCAATAATTAATGGGATGGAAGATTTTCCTGTCCCATTTTTACCAATTATTTGTGTAACAGTATTACTATCTAAATCAAGTTCATTGTTACTACCATAGCTAAAGCAGTTATTCCATTTGAGCTTTCTGAGAGTAATCATTAAATGTTCCTATGATTTCGGATACGTTATTTGGGTCTATTTCTAGTATATAATTTAGATATTCAACTAACTCTTCTTCTATAGTCATATCTTTACTTATTAGAAGGGCTGCTTCGGAGTTTCGTTTTACTACTTTTTTATCTAGTAACTCTGAATTTTTAATAGCTGCTAACTGCTGAATGTCTCCTTCTATCTCATATATCGTATGATGATAAGAAGTACCCACCATTTCTTCAGCCTTTTCTACGGTTTTTCTAATCAACTGAGGTAATTTAAAATCACCCCAAGTCCAATCCCAAGTCTTTTCATCAATTAGTAAAAACCCCGTTGAGACTTCAGTTCTATGAAAAGAAGTAGTTAAAGGGCTGCCTGGATAAACGATGTTTCTCTGGGTATTACTATGGGCGTGTAAGTCTCCTGCAAATACAACTGGAAACGGCTTGAATCTATCTAAGTCAACTTCAGGCTTTACATGAGGGGGTATTTCACCCCTCACATGAGTAAATAGAGGTAAATTGAAATTAAGTGCTTCAATGCTATTATCTTTATGAAGGTCTGCATAAGGAAGAATACTAAAACCTAAAGTCTTATCCTCGTAAGAGGTGTCAATAACATTGACTAAGGGGTTTATGCTTTTAGTAACTTCCTTTAGCTGAGTAAAGAATGTTTTATTCTTTCGTGTGGCTTCATGGTTTCCATCATAAATTATGGTGGGCCGTTGAACCTTAGACACAAAAGAAAAATATAATTCTAACTCTACCATAGTAGGCAACCTATCAAATAGGTCACCCCCTATAATGTGCATCTTACACGTTTTCTCTTTCTCTCTTATCGCTTTAAAGAATAACTCATACCGATTTAATGCCCAAGATACAGGGACATTTTTCTGACCTAATTTAAGGTGCCAGTCGGCAGTGAATAAGATCATGCTACATCAAATTCCGCATCTAGAGATTCATCTACTTCGGTGACAGTAACTTTTCTGATACTATCTAAAAGCTCTTTTTGAGCGTCTGGGGTAGGACGAGACATAACATCATCCATAGACTTCAGGTCATCAGCTTTTTCTTGCTCGGCTTCAGTTAGAGGCCTGGACTTGCATTTTAGCACTTGTAGTTGGTACTCAACATTATATGCTAGGGGGCCAGTCTTAACTCGCTTAAAGCAAATATCCCACCCATTAGTAAAATCAGTAGGGTCGCCTAAGTCTTCTGCAGCAATCATAATCTGTTCCCACAGTTTCTTTTTAAGATTTAGAACTTTGATTTTACCATCAGTAGGGTCGATACATTGAGTAGCGTAGCTCCAACCACATTTAAGGTCAGGGAAGTACTCTCGTATCCAATCTTTTTCTTTATTATTAAATCGTTCGGAATCTCTATCAAATGATAGGCATTCGAAAGGAATGTTCTTACCATTAGTTCCTTCGATCCAATAAACATATCGAGCGAGTATGTCGCCTACGATACGAACTTTATTATCTCCATCCTTATAAGTATAACTTAGGATTGAGTTCTTCTGGGCTGCGCCCTTTTGTTGATTAAATGATATAGCCATTAGTGTTTTTCCTTTGGGGCTTCCTCGTAAAGAAAATGAATTTTATTCATATCGTCAATACGAAGTAGACTGTTAGTATTAATATTTGCAACAAGAGTATCTGCAAATGGAACGTGCAGTAATTCTAATGTTGTGGTTTGGTTCGCAATATATTCAGCAATATTTCTAATCGAAGCTGCTGCTAAATAAGTTGCTATTTCTTTATAAGGGTGCTTATATGAGTTATATAACAAAACATCGGGGTGAACTAAAAAGCTGCTGCCTACATACTTATGCTTACTATATTTAAACATAGTATCATATTTGCTTTGGGGTATTTCGCTTTTAGTTATCATCTCAAATATTTTAAATATCTCTACTACATTACCTCTAGACATCTCAAATATTTTATTCCAATTATAAAACAGCATATAGTATATCAACCTTTAAGATAAATGTCAAGAACTATTTTTTATAGCTCTTTTATTTGATAGCCCTGTTTCATATAGTATCCAATTCTATTTGACGCCTGCCTTCTGGCCGTGTCGCCTTTAAGATGAATATCAATAACTACGGGGGTTAATTTACCCTCTACTAATCTAATAATTCTACCTATTAGTTGAGTAAGTAGGGGCTCATTATTAATAGGCGTAGCTAGGATCAAACAACTTAGAATGTTTATAGAAATTCCTTCTGAGAATATTGCCTGTGTTCCATACAATACATTCCTATTTCCTGCTTCAAGCTCGCCTATTAAACTTTCTCTCTCTTCTTGTGGTATCTCACCAGTGACACAGATAGCCTTGTCTCCAGTAAGTTCCGCACATCTTTTTAGAAAAGCCACTCTATCACTAACTACTAAAACTTTGTGACCTCTATGTGCATATGCTGCGGCTAACATAGATACTGAGTGTCTGTACTCTTCGTTACAGGCTAGATTTGTAACTCTATTAGCCCATGGTATTCTAGCCCCATCTAAGAATCTTACTTCAGAATGGTGTATATTTATAACTGGAGCCATAAAATTTTCTTTAGGCGGTTTAAGAACATTAGGGCTGAAGTAGTCTCTAAAGACAACGTGTTTCCCGTCTTTCCGTTCTATAGTGCCTGACAAACCAATTTTATACCTACAATAATTTGCATCTAATATCCTGGAGAAGGTAGGACTACTAACGTGATGCATTTCGTCTAGTATGAGAGTTCCAAACTCTTTACGGATTTTTGATATATTTCTATAAAGAGTTTGAATATTTCCTATCACAATAGGACTATCTGTATTAAATTCTCCACTACCAATAATTCCAGGCTTAAACCCAAATACTTTTTCTACTTCTTTAGCCCATTGATTTCTTAGGTAGACAGTGTGAACAACTACTAATGTTTTCTGCCCTAATTTAGCTGCTATAGCTAGCCCTGTGAAGGTCTTGCCCCAACTAACCCAAGCGTTTATTATACAGTTATCTTCTACAGTATCATGGACTTCTTGCTGACTCTTCCGTAGTTCAAACTTAAACTCTGGAAACTCAGCTGGTTTTTGTACTCGTTTATCTACTATTTCATACCCTTTAGGTATCAAGTCAGTACGTCCTATAGGAATAGTTACTATCCCAGGGCGTATAACTGCCATGTTTTTTATTACTTGTGGAACCAAGTCTTTTGGATTCTTTGGGGGTACTACATATGTAAGCTCGGCGTCCAGTGTCTCTTGGAGTTCGGGAGTTACATCTAAATAAATTCTGTTGCTTAGTACAGCTTTCATACCTTTCTCCAAGTATTCTTTTTTCTATTTTCAGAATACTCGTAAATTATCCAAGGGAATCCTTTCATAAGCAAAATTCCTGCCCATAACATAGATGAATCAGGAGGTCTGGGTATAGTAAAAGGAGCTTTCCAACCCTCTACCCAAAGTATGGAGGCTGTAGTTTTTCTCTCTATTTTTCTTATTCTTCTATATCTTAGCTGAAGTCTTTCTGTTTTTTGGTATATAAAAGGTACTCCATTACTATCTATAAAATAATAATGTTCTTGTTTCAATATACCCACTAAGCTATCTATTGATCTTCTTAAAGTCATTAATCCTTTATGGGGTGTTTGAAGCCTTCTTTGTCCTAATGTCTTCCCTGACATATTCTTATCATCTACCAACTCTCCGTCTAGGTATAACAATCCGTCTGTTAAGTCCCAGTTACTTGATGGTAGGATAAATACTGGAAAAGTAATCTTATGAAGGTTCGGCCACGTCAGTACCATTTAAGTAACTTCCATATTCTTTTTCAAACTTACCCATTGAATAGTCATCTCCAATATCAAAATCACATCCTATAGGAGCACCTGAAATAGAGAGCCCTCTATCTCGCTGTATACATTCTGTAAGCTGCTCTATATACTCATCAATCTCATCATGGGGTACTTCTGCTAAGATGGAGTCGTGGACAAGGGCAAAGATTCTAGCTTTCTTTCCATTAGCTTTTATCCACTGGCTCATTTCTATACCGCCAAGGAGGTTAACATCAGAAGCAGTAGACTGCACCAGAAAGTTAAGACCAGACCTAACTGTATGACCTCTAGTAGCCTTATCTTCACTTTTAACATTTGGTAATCTCCTTTTACGCCCGAAAAAACTATACACAAATCCATTACTTTCTATAAATTTTTGATTCTTTTCTATCCAGCTTTTTAACTTATGGAACTGGTTGAAATAACTTTGTATAACTTCAGAGGCTTCTTGGACGCTGAAATGTTTTCCAGAGTCCTTTGTGACTTGTTGACTAATTTTATGGGGCCCTGCTCCATACATAATTCCAAAAGTTACAGCTTTAGCTGCCTGTCTTTTGTATGGATATAATTCGGCTACCTCTGATGCGGCACAAGGTAACTTAAATACTGTCTTAGCAATAG